GAATTAGCAGATCATTTTGATCGCATGAATAAGGTGGTAGAGGAATTGCTTAAGGGCAATAATCCTACCCAGATTGCCACCCTGACTGGTTTTAAAAGAGCAGAGGTCATTGGGTATATAGACGAATGGAAAGAGGTCGTTAAAAACGATTCTGGGGCTCGTGAGAGGGCAAAGCAAGCCATCTCTGGAGCAGACCAGCACTATGCCATGTTGATTAAAGAGGCTTGGAAGACCGTAGAAGATGCAGATCAATCTGGTCAGCTAAACGTAAAAGCCACCTCGTTAAAACTAATTGCTGATATTGAAGGAAAAAGGATTGGAATGCTTCAAGAGGTTGGACTTCTTGACAACGCAGAACTTGCTACACAGCTGGCGGAAACAGAAAGAAAGCAAGAGATACTTGTAAAGATATTAAAAGAAGTTACTGCCACTTGCCCTAAATGCAAAATGGAAGTTGCTAAAAGATTATCTCAAATAACAGGTATCGTTGAGCCAGTAGTGATACATGACGACCAAGAAGCATTGTAGACATGTTTATGAATATGTTTACTCTTCAGTCTGTCCAGATTGTGGAAGAGATACGCACGAACCAGATATAGAATTGCATAATAAATTGTTTAAAGAATATTATGAAAGCGGAGAACATCTAAAGTGGAAATGCCCTATAGATGGTGGAACAATTAGAGGATGGTGGTCAATTTAATGGAATTAAATTTTAACGACCTCATCGATATATTAGACGGGGAGGAATTTGATGAAAGACCAGTTGATCTCAGAACATTTGTTACAGGAAAAGAGTACCTTGGACTACCCCCACTTTCGGAGTACCAATATACGCTCATCGAAAAAAGCTCACAGATCTATAAACAATCCACTCTTGTCAAATTATTTGGAGAAAGAGAAGGCGAAGATCGCTACAAGCAAACCTGCAACGAAGTAGTAGCTCAGCTAGGTAAGGGTAGCGGTAAAGATTATTGTTCAACAATATCAGTAGCGTATATAGTTTATTTACTATTGTGTCTTAAGGATCCTGCTACATATTATGGCAAGCCCCCTGGAGATTCAATAGATATTATTAATATTGCTATTAACGCACAGCAGGCAAACAATGTATTCTTTAAAGGATTTAGAAATAGAATTGTTGGGTCTCCATGGTTCATAGGTAAGTATTTTGAAAAAGCTTCTGAAATTAAATTTAATAAAAATGTTACTGTTTACTCTGGACATTCAGAGCGAGAAGCTTTTGAAGGTTATAACGTTTTAGTTGCAGTACTAGACGAGATATCAGGCTTTGCGCTTGAAAGCACTACTGGCCATGATCAGGCTAAAACCGCCAGCGCAATATATGAAATGTATAGAGCTTCAGTAGATTCTCGTTTCCCAGATTACGGCAAAGTTATCTTACTCTCTTTTCCTAGATTTAAACAAGATTATATACAACAAAGATATGATGAAATTGTGGCAGAAAAAGAAACAATACAGAGATCTCATAAGTTTAAAATAGATCCAGATTTACCAGACGATACACAGGGAAATGAATTTGAAGTTTATTGGGACGAAGATCATATTATTTCATATAGGTATCCAAAGGTTTATGCTATTAAAAGACCTACCTGGGAAGTAAATCCGACTAGAAGTATAGATGATTTTAAAATTGCCTTTTATAGAGACCAAGTAGATGCGCTTGGCAGATTTGCCTGTATGCCACCTGAAGCAATTGACGCATTTTTTAAATCTCGTGAAAAAATAGAAAAAGCATTTAGCAACCTCGCAATTGGCATAGATCAGTTTGGCAGATTTGAAGATTGGTTTGTTCCAATAGAAGACAAAGAATATTTTATTCACGTAGATTTGGCTCAAAAACATGACCATTGTGCTGTAGCAATGTCGCATATTAACAAGTGGGTCAATGTAAAGGTAACAGATAATTACTCTCAACCTGCTCCTATTGTTGAGGTGGATGCAGTTAGGTATTGGACTCCTACAACTGATAAATCGGTTGACTTTACTGAAGTTAAAGATTATATTTTGTCATTAAGATCTCGTGGATTTAACATCAAAGTGTGCACATTTGATAGATGGAATTCTCATGACATGATGCAGCAACTTCGTCAATACGGAATAAGTACAGAGACTTTATCGGTAGCAAAAAAACATTATGACGATATGGCTATGATAGTATTGGAAGAAAGATTATCTGGGCCACATATTAAATTATTAATAGACGAATTACTTGAATTAAGAATTATGAGAGATAAGGTTGACCACCCCAGAAAAGGATCTAAAGATTTAGCCGATGCCGTTTGCGGGTCAATATATAATGCTATAAGCTTAACTAGGCCAGACTTCGGTGCGGTGGAAGTTCATACTTATAGCTCTTTTAGAAAGCAGCAAAGAGAACAAGAAAGGCAGGAGAGTCCTAATTTAATTAAGGCTCCGTCTGCAATGCCACAAGTTTTGGCGGAGGCGTTAGAAGGAATGGAAATAGTATGAGCATATATCAAGAAAAGGCTAAGGAATGTAAGTGTTGTGGAAAACATGTTCCTCTTCCAACTGTCTTAAAAGAGATAGATGGAGCAATGGTTTGCCCCACAACATTTTCTAATATAGTAGAATATAAGAGGTTATGGAAGGAGGTTGGTGCAAGGCCCCCAGGTAACAAAAGAAAACATTTTTCAGAATATGTCCAAGGTATAGTAGAGAGATCTATTGACAAAGATGGCATAGAAAATGTAGAATCTAACTAGGCACCAGTAGCTTAGTTGGTTAGAGCCCCCGACTCATAATCGGGTAGTCGTAGGTTCAAGTCCTACCTGGTGCACAATATGATAGATTTAACAGAACATAAAAATAGAATGATTGATGTAGCCAAGAGATTGGTTGTTGAAAGATGGAGTGGGTTAGACAACCTAAGTGAACACGATGACATTACTGCAGAAAATTGGATTAATGGCACTCACTTTTTTGATACATGGAAACTAAATGATTATAAAGCTCTAACTAATTATAGAATTTTTTCATCTACTCAGGGTAAAGATTTTATAGTTAAAAAGGCTGAACATGGAGAGTGGGATCATTGGGATTTAATTGATAATGAGCATGTGGTAGGGTGTTTTGAGCGACAAGATGAAGCAATATGGGCTTCAAAAAATCCACATACAACATTAAGAAATAATTTTTATAGTATGGCAATGAATCAATATTCACAAGCAAGACTTTCTGTATACAGGACATTTAATTTTTATCCAGAAGACGATAGAAGAAAAATTTTTGACAATAAAGAAATACACTTAGATGGTAATTTTTATGCCGTAAGTTGTTTTAATCAGGCTTACTGGCATGCCGTAGAAGACTTTTACTGGTTCCTTCCGTTTAAAAAATTTATGCCAGATGGAAAGTTAATAATATTTACATTTAGCGCCCTGGAAGAATCCAGATTTGGAAAAAGAAACTCTTACTTACAAGGACTGATTGATTTGTATAAAAAACAATTTGGGGACGACGTAATAATTATAGATGAAATGGATTATACTACAGTATATTGTGAAAACTTTTATTCTTATACATATAAGTTATATGAAAAATTATACGGAACTGAGTATGATCCAGTATCACTATATAGAGATTTAATAGATAGCTATATGCCTGATGTACCAATGCAAAACAAAAAGGTTATGCTTTATTCAGAATCAAAATACCAAAATCAGGATAAAATATACGAGGAGCATCAGGATTTAATCAAAAATTATATACAAAAAGGCATAGTTTCAGAGAGCGGTTTGGTTCTCCAAATGCCAGAAAATGTTAGTCAAAAAGACAAGCTTGCTATAAATCAAATAGCAGACATACTAGCCAGAAGACTAGAAGATAAAGATAAGGACAAGATCTTCTCATTTTTTGAGTCTAAAGGATATGAAGCAGTAGATCCAGGAAAATTAAATTATGATGAGCAAATTAGATTATATAAGTCTTGTTCTCATATAGCAATCCCCACAGGAGCTATGGCACTTGCCTCCCTTATGTGTAATAAAAATACACAAATTATAATGTTTACTAATAATACTAATTATGATTTTCCTCACAATAAAATGGTAGATGAGGCTATCAAAAATGCCATACATGTTTTTGACCCTAGAGATAGCATTAGAAAACAATATACAGTTGAGCAAATGCTGACAGTATTAGAAAAGGAATACGGAGATAGAATATGAAAATAGTAATTCCAATGGCAGGATTAGGATCTAGGTTTAAAAGTGTTGGAGTAGATACACCTAAACCACTTATAAGTGTTAATGGTAAAACGCTTATAGAGCACACTGTAGAATCTTTAGGGATAGATGGAGAGTATATTTTTATTACAAGAAAATATGAAAATTCAAAATATAATGATAATTTATCTTCTATACTAAAAAAATTATTTCCTAACTCTATAGAAATAATGTTAGAAAAAAACCAATTGGGTGCGGCAGATGCTGCACTTTATGCCAAGGAATATATAAATAATGATGAAGAGTTAATTATAACTAATTGTGACCAAAGGTTAGAATGGAAAGCTGAAAATTTTATTAAATTTATTAAAGATACAAATTGCGACGGTGCAGTAGTTTTATTTAAATCTAATGAAGATAAAAATAGTTATGCAAAGCTTTCTGGATCAAGAGTTATCGAAATAGCTGAAAAAAAAGTAATAAGTGAAAACGCTTTATTTGGAGTACACTATTGGAAAAAGGGTAGCGATTTTGTTTGGACAGCAGAAAAGTTATTAGTAGAGTATAAAGAAAAAAATTTAAAAGAATGTTATATTGCAGAAACATATGCATATCTTTTAGAGCAAAAGGAAATACTGGGATACCATTTAAAAAATAATGAGTTCCATATATTAGGCACTCCAGAAGATATTGATATATACAATGCAAAGATTAAGGAATACTATACAGAAAAACCTAAAACTATATTTTGTGACGTTGATGGAACTATAGTAAAACATGCACACAAATTTAGCCATTTAGGCATAGAAGAGGCAAAAGTTTTAGAAGGAGTTATTGATAAATTTAACGAGTGGGATTCAAAAGGACATACTATAGTTTTAACAACTGCCAGAAAAGAATCTGCCAGATCTATGACAGAAAGCCAATTATCTAGTTTAGGATTATGTTGGGATTATTTAATTATGGGGGTAACTAGCGGAGAGAGAGTGTTGATAAATGATAAAATTAAGGAATCCGATAAAGATAGAGCAGTATCAATAAATGTAATAACCGATTCTGGATTCAAGGATATAGATTGGAAGTCAATAGGTTTATGAAAATATATAATATAGAAGATACAATAGGGGGATGGTTTATAGGAGATTTCCCAAAAGCAATATACCAAACCAAAGGATTTGAAGTTTCTCTTAAAAGACATAAAGTGGGGGAATTTTGGGATTTACACTATCAAGAAAATTCTTTAGAAATTAACTTATTAGTAGAAGGTGAACTAGTAATGAACGGTCAAATAATAAAACAGAATGAGATTTTTGTTATGTATCCATATGAAATAACAGATGTCAGATTTACAAGAGACTGCACTGTTGTTTGTGTAAAGGTGCCCAGCCTACCGAATGACAAGGTTGTTGTAAAAAAGGAAGAGGTTTGATATAATATAATGGTGTCCGAAAATATTTATGGAAGTATAGATGAGTTCGAAGCAGAATTCAAGTATCATGGATATGATTGTGAGCAGATCATACCAGGAGTACTCCTTGTAAAAAACTTTTTGACAGAGCAGGATATAGTAGATCTTTGGGAAATTATCAATAGTACAACTGAGGATGGCTGGAGAAAAGAGTACTTGGAAAACTTAGTTAGATTTTGCGAATTGAAATTTGGTAGAAGTGATGTAGATAACCTAGTGAAAGAAGGTAAGTTCGAGATAACACTTGGTTGGGACGACAAGATTATAGCAGTGCATCAATTAGAAGTTGCCAAAAGGCTAACAGCTAAAATTCAGCAAGTTATGAGAAGGTGGCCAGATCTAAATATACAAGGATGGGGCACGGTACAGAGGCAGCAACCTGGAGTCCCACTAAAAAAGCACACAGATGTGCATACAGATCCATCAATAGTATACGCTTCAATTTGCTACATAAATGATGATTATAATGACGGAGAAATATTTTGGGCCAAAAAAGATTTTAAAATGACTCCAAAATCAAGAAGCCTGGTAATATTTTCTGGAGAAGAAGAGTTTGAGCATGGAGTTAGGGCTGTCGGAGAAGGACCAATTAGGTATGTCTTGCCTGGATTTATACACAAGCATGACTTTTATAAGAAAAATAAATTTTAATGCATGTCAATAAAAACGACATTGTACCGAGATTAGATATAAATTTTTCCGAATCAGAAATTATATCTGTTGATGGATACAACATAGTTTGTTTTTCTAATTTATCACTGGTTTCTAAAACTTTAGATAGAAGAAAAGATAACATAAAAAAAATTATTCCTGGTAATTCTTTTCCTTTATTTTTTAGTGATAAATATTTTCATATGATAATCGACAGAGTTTGTATTTTTGAATATTTGCAAAGCGTAATTCCAAATTTAAATGCAGAGTTTATAGTATCAGGGTTTCCAATTAGTCATGAAATAGAAAAAGAAATATTGAATGAAAATGTTGATAGTTTTATTAAATTTATTAAAAATAAATTTTTTAATCACAATGCGTTTATAGATGATCCTGTAGATAATTATAATTATTTCCAAGATATATATTCTATATACTCCGACAATAAAAGAATTAGCTATATTCAAAATATAAATTTAGAGCTAGAAAAGTGTTTTATATTTATAGAAAAGGATAGCCATCTACTAAACTTATTCAATGAAGATAAAAATTTATTTATAGAATATATTTTCGGCGATGGCACTAGAGTTTGGTTGCAGTCTGACAGAGATAGAAACTGGGAGTCTAAAGGCATAGCATTATTACAGGACAGGCTTTCTAAAATTTATGGAAGCTTTGAGCCATTAAATGATATATATGTATCAAGAAAAGGTTATACGCAAAAATATAAAGAAAATAAAGAGTTGGCTTCTCCAACAAATAGGATATATGAAAATGAAGATGTTGTAGAAAAGATATTTAATGATTATGGATTTATCTCCACAACCTTAGAAGGAATGTCTTTAAAAGATCAATTTATTATTTTTAACTCTTCGAAATCAGTTGCTGGATACAATGGAAGTAATCTTTTAAATA